ACCACGGATCCTTCCACCGAAAACGCCGCCGCCCAAATCTCGTAAGCGGACGGGATGGTCCCGTCCCACGAGTTCGCCGCGATCTTGGCCTTAAGCAGGGTTCTGTAAACATCGTCCGGGAGGCTGACGACGCCCGTTTCCGGGTCGTATCGCCCCCGCCAGATCCCTTGACCCCATCCAAGGCCATCCACATTCCAACTGAAATACACGTCATCGAGAGGGGCCCTGACATTGCGGGATCGGCCAACACGCACGCCTACCGCGTCGAGCTGCACGCCGACAGCCGTGTCCACATCAAAAGCGTGGCGCATGTCCCGCAGCAAGGCCTCCAAGTCGCAAAGCGGCTTGACCAGAGCTTCCACGGCAGCAGCAAAGCGTGGGCGCTGGCGATGCTGCGAACTGATCAGATCAAGATATCGATCAGGCACTCACCACCTCCAGCTCGACGGCATCAAGGTCGCAAGACGCGGCCGCGTTGAAGTCAATGGATAGGTTCTCAGCCAAAAGGGATTCCCCGATCCCGAGCTGCAGCGAGAGCACATCAAAAGACCTCCGGCCGGCCACCGGCTCAGCGGCGTTGATCGGGGTGTACAGCTTGGAGAGCATCACATCTTCGCCAATTTCAAGGGCACCGATGTGGGCAGAAAGGTTCTTGCGAATCGTCTCGCCTGTAGCCGAGACATAGCCGGAGAGGGGGCGGATAGACACGCGCACGGCCACGGCGACGGGCGTCGGGCGGAAAAACTTGATTACGCTCGCGGATCCGTAAACATCACGGAGCCCCACCTCCACATCGCCATGCGTCCCGCAGCCAGGCGTTTTCTTCAGGGCTATGGCCGTGGCGACAGCCTGGGCGTCGCCGCCTTCGACAACCAGGGAGACGCTATGGGGCGGAAGCCCATTGCTGTCTTCCACCGAAGAGTCGTTTTCATAGCCCCGACACCTGGTCACGCCAGAGACGGAAGAGACGCCGCCCACAATCCCGTCAAAGGCTGTCTGGGATGGAATGGCGGTGCTGATGCGCTGCCGCCCCCTAAGGTCCGCGTCCGTCTCCACTGCAGACCCAGGCACTGCCGCTTCTGCATTCGTCACCGCCTGCCAGCCATAGACCGGGGTCGCGATATTCGTGATCTCTCCGGCGGCGGCCCGGATCTCTCCCGGATCCTCAGCCAGAGCCGTGACGGTGATCTCTCCTCCGACGGGGATGGTCAGACTAGGAAGAAGCCAGCGCTGGTCTGCAGTGTCCGTCGCAACGCCGCCAGTGACAGCGGTCCCAGGACGGCCGATTACCCTCAAGTCCACTTGGCTATGAGTCGCGCCACGACGACGCAGGCCATTCACCTTCACCACGCTGGACAGCCCCGCGCCCTGGGCGGTCTGGGGCGAAAACGCGTTGTACACGCTGGCCGCCAAGGTGTGGCAGTCGTGGATCCGCAGGGCGAAGATGGACAAAAGTTGGCCCTCCTGGGAGTCCGGCTCCAGGTAGACGTCCGGGCCGAAAATTCCCCGGAACTCCTCTTTCAGATCCTCCAGGATCTCGGAGTAGTCCGGGATGTGGACGCCGTGCTCGTTGATATATGCGGTTGCCACTACATCACCTCCTGAACGGTTGTCGGGCCGTAAACGGTATCGATGGTCAGGTTGACGGTCAGGCGCCGCGTTTCGCCGTCGAGAAAGCTCTCGTAGCTCGTGATGGCGGCCACGCCTTCGGTTTCACGAACCCGCTCCCGGATCACGATGTCATAGCTTTCCTTGGTGTGCTTCCCAAGGACTGCCGGGGCATACGGCGTGCCCTCGGCCAAATCGAGAAACCATTCCCCGCGAAGCAAGCGCAGGCGGGTCACGACGGCCTGAGCCACCGCCAAGGGAGTGTCCCGCAGGTAGTCGGCATCTCCATGGCCCATGACCATATCCCCCTTGTCGTCGAGGCGGCGATACATCATTGCGGCACCCCCGTCGTTCCGCTGCCCGGCTGCGTGTCGCCGTGCCGGTGCCCCATCTGGCTGATCCCGCCGGCCACCTGGTCGCCGGTGCTCGAAATGCTGCCCGTAAAACTCGCCTGGGAATCGCCACCGCCAAGTCCGGACATGGACAGGCTATTCGCCTGGATGTTGACCACGGGAGCCGTCAAATTGATGCTTGTGGACGCCTCCATGGTCACATCGCCGCCGGGGGAGAGCTCGACCTTTGCGGCCGGGTTCTGCGCAAGGATGGTATAGTCCGGGGCCATAGTGACGTGCGCCTGGCCGTCATCGGTCCGCAGCTGCACGCGCTGCGTGTCCACGGCGGGGGAAAGAGTCTTGGCCCTAGCCCTGGGGCCGACCAGGGCGAACCCGTCAGAAAGATCATGCATACGGCTATCCTGGGCCTGGGCGACGCCGCCGCTTTGCCACCAGCCGTCAATGCACCGACTCGCGAAGACGACCAAGCAGGCGTCCCCGGGTTTAATCGGGTGCGTCAGCGTGAACCCACCCCCGGAAGGAAACACCACAGGGACGTCGACCAAAAGCGGGAGATTGACAGCCGAGGCCTTGCCATCCTCGTTTTCCTGCATGCCCTGGATAGCTGGCTGCACGGCCACGGTCATGGCCTGAGGGTCAAATGATTCCACCAGCCCGGGCAGCGCCGTCCACATTTCTGCCTGCTTGCCGTCAAGGGCGGCCAGGAGGCCTTCAACCGGATCTTCGATTCGTTCTCTACGGTCCATCAGCGCACCATATCCAAGGGAAGGTAAGAGGTGTCATCCAGGCCGATACACAGGGCGTCGGCATACCAATCGTTTCCGCGCGTATCCCCGGCAAAGTCCAAGCGCAGGATTCGGTACAGTCCGTCATGGTCCAGGCGCGGCGGGTAAAGGGCGCGCATCTTCAGGTCTGTCTTGACCTGCCGCACGCTCTTGTTGTCGAGCTTGATACGCCCGCCAATGCGCAGGGAGGGGTTGAGAAGGCAGCGGACTTTGATCCCCTCGTTGGTCTGCTCCGGGGTTCCGATCAGGCCGGTCTCGTGCGTCAAAACCACGGCCTCCCCGGGAAGGTACCCGGAGGCCTTCACGACCTGCACCTTGCCGTCCTGGAAGGACCATTCGCACCCGGAGTCTCCGGCGGCATCCCTCATGTGTTTACGGGCCATTCCGTACATGACCTTTCCGCGCGGAAGTCCGTTGCCGCCTGGGTCCGCCATGTGGCCTTCCTGGACGCCTTTCTCGGAGAAAGCGCCCTGACAGACCTTCATGCGATCTGCCGGCGTGCTCCCGGCCGCCAAGGTGGCATTGACCACGGCGTAGTTGTAAGCCCAGTCCCCGTCCGCCGCGATGATTTCAAGCCAGGTGTCCGTGCCGTTTTCGCGGCCCCGGCGGACCTGTCTGATGTTTCCGGAAAAGATGATGCCGAAGCCGCCCTGGTACCCGGCTTGAAGCACCACCTGGGAAAACTCTCTGCGGATGGAGTTGGCCGTGGCCTCGGACGGATTATAGACGCGGATCTCTGCGCTGTTCGGGGTCTCGACGGCTCCCTTCGACACCTTGAAAACCACGCGCAACTCGCCAAGCTCAAGGCCTTGTCCATTGCTCCCGGCGACAACCAGGGAGCATTCACGCAGCCACTGGCGTCCAGCTTCAGGGGCTTTCTGTTCGGTCACGCTTCCTCCACAACAAAGACCAGATCCACACCGTCGCCAAGGTTTTCAAGCGTAGGCGGGAACGATGAATCCACCCAGAGTTCGCCACCAAGACCCAGATAGGCATGCTGTTCGAGTAGGTCGCAGCCGGTGACAAGAGGAACCCCGGCCAGAATGGCAGAGGCCCCGTCTTGGCTCAAAATATCCAGGTGCCAGCCACCTGCCTCTGTCTCAAACCATCGCACCCGCAGGCGGTATTCCGTCCCGCCCAGCGTGATGCCGAAGCTTTGCGGCTCTGGGGCCAGGGGGATCGTGTAATAGGATTTTGCCATCAGCCCAGTCCTCCCTTGAGCATGCTTTGCCGCTTCTGGGGCTGCTTCTGGCCCTTGTCCTCGGTGCCACCCGTCTTGGAGGCAGAGCGTTGGCGGCTCCTTGGGACAGTGGCCACCCTTGTCTTGACGATGATCACTTCCCGGCACTCAGCCACGAACGCCAGAACCGCCTCGGAATCCGGGTCCGTGATTACGCTCAGACGCTCCAGGAGCATGTTCTTATACGCCCGCTTACCAGTGATGATATCGAAGGGCTCGCGGCTGCGCTGCAGCTCCAGAAGCTGTTCGTAAAACTCGACGCTTGGACGGCCGCCGCTGTCGGATTCACGGGCATCGGAGACACCGGCCCGGATCGTCACCTTTTCGGCCATCCGGAACGCGTGGTCATTGATACTTGCGCCCTGTTCAACCGGGTGCTCCGTGATCTGCAAACTGTCCTCGTGGGACTCTTCGACAACCACGTCAGGGAACAGCTCCCCAAGGGAGCGGCGGGGACGGATCAGGACAGGCTCTTGGCTCTGAGACATGCTCATCTTGCCGCCCCCCTCATGTGGCGCACCATGTCAGCGTTGACCTGGCCCTGCTTTGCCGCCGCGCGCTCTCCGGCCACCACCGGGTCAGAGGTCGTAATATGAATGTCCGTCTTGGCGTGCAGCTCC